GAAGCCAAGGAAAGGCTTTGCGGTGCGACCATCGCTACCAAGAGCGATAGGAGTTCCGGCAGGGAGGAAAAGTCCAGCCTCCACATAGTCCGAATCAAGGACTGCACCCACGGGGATAGGAGATACCACACCAAGCCATACGGGAACAATCTGACCCGCTTCGACGCTCTTGTTGAAATAAGTGTTGTAGGTACTCATTTTTACTTGGGTTTAGAATTACTGTTTCTTGTCGGGAAGAATACCCTTTTCACGGAGACGGGCTATCGCGCCATCGAACTCGTGTTCATCGGTGGTTGTCCTCTGAGGGAACACGCCACTTGCGGACGGAACTACGCCATCACCATAGAACTGCTTGTACTTTTCATCGTACACGCCCTTGTACCTTTCGATGAGAGTCTGCTCGGTGTCCGAGTCGGAATACTTGAAGGTGTCCATAATGTAGCCGATAAGGGCCTTGTTGTCCTTCTTGTCACTCTCAAGGGCGGTACGGACGGCAGTGCGGAACTGCGTGTCCTTCGCGGTGGCATCCCTCGCATCAAGCCTTGCCTGCAACTCGTCATTCTGCTTCTTCATCGCAAGGATGATAGACTTGAGTTCGTCATAAGCTTGTGGCTTGGGAGGCTCAACACCCGTAGGGTTCTTCTCCTTGTACTCATCAAAAGACTTCTGGAGGTCTGAACGCAGTCTGCGTTCCGCATCAGCCGACTTCTGGAGTTCTTTTGCTATGAGTTCCATCGCTTTGGCATCAGCAACTGCCCCTTCGATGTCGCTCTCTGCGGTGACGGTCTTTTCCAACGCGGAGGCAATCCGGTCAACAGCCTCGTTGCTCAACCCGAAGTGCTGATACTTAGTTTTGAGCGCGCTCAAGATTTTTGTTTTCATTTCGTGTTAAAGAACTTGGTTAAACATAAAAAGCCCGTCACAAGGACACTCTCGGAGCATCCCCGTAACGGACTATGAAGTGACCTCTGTGGGTCTATGATTTAGTCTGCTGCGGCCTACTGACGGGCCTTTATGTCACTCAACTCCACCACACTTGACTGCTTGCAGCTCGTGCAGTAGAGAGAGTACCGAAGTGTGCCGCGAAGTTCGAGAATCCTAACCTTCAGGAACTTCCCACAGTTCGGGCAGCAAACCCTGTAATATGTCGGTTTCTCCATCTCCACCATAACACTTTCGCTACAAATCTACAATAGAATTACAATAATATGCAATAGTTTAGTGGACTTTATTGTAATTTTGTTGTAAACTTGCAAGTGATGAGGAAAAAAAGTGAAGATAGGCAGTATCTCGACCCCGTATTTTTAAGATATGGGCAGGAGGTCTATACCAATGAGTTCGCACAGACTATCCGTGCCGATGTTCTCAAATGCAAGGAGTCGGGACGGCGCACCAAAGCCCTTATCCCCCAAGAGGGATTCCAAGAGCGCGTAGCCACGCAAGATGCTGATTTACTGATAATTGGCGGGAAGAGGGGAGGCGGCAAGAGCTGGGTCTCCCTCTATATGGCGATGCGGTATATGTTCAACCCCGATGTCGGACTCTACGCCTTCCGTCGCTTGGAGGATGATGTCAAGCGAGGCCCGTGGAAAGAAGCCAAGAAGATATATCGCGGTTTCGGCACGGCAAAGGACTCGTCATTTGAGTTCGCGTTCCTTGACGGAAAGGGTGCTACGATGAAGATGGAACACCTTGCCGACCTTGGCAAGATTTCCGACCGATTCCGTGGTGCTGAACTCGCATACATAGACTTGGAGGAGTTGCCCGAACATACACGCGAGAACTTGGACATCATCTTCGATTTCCTGCAAGTCAACCGTAACACGGCAGGAGTCAAGTCACAGATGGTCGCAACGTGCAACCCCGTCGGATGGAAGAACAAACTCCGCAAGTTCTTGGAGTGGTACATAGACCCTACGACCGACAAGATAATCCCAGAGCGCGACGGGCAACTACGCTATATGTTCAAGTACGGTGCTGATGACTCCGAGATCGCGTGGGGAGACACTTGGCAGGAGGTCTATGCCCATCCCAAAGCCAAGATGAAGATAGACTTGCTCCTGATGGGACGCACGGAACTCACCCCCGAAGATATGATTCTTACCGTGCAGTTCATCGAAGGCGACTATGCAGACAACAAGATTATCCAAGTCACGGACAAGCGATACATCTCTCGCCTTGCCTCGAAGGGTGACGGCTCTGTTGTCAATGACCTCGGTGGCGTATGGCGCGATATAGACGAAGGCACGGGACTTCTCAATGGCAACGAAATCCAAAAGTTCTTCAACAACACCGAGCAGAGAGGCGACGGCATACGCAGAGCCTCTTGTGACGTGGCCATCGTCGGGGACTTCTTCGTGATATTCGCCGCCGAGGGAAGGCACATCATAGATATGGAGGCGTGGTTCGGTGAGATGTCCGATGCGGTCATACCGTTCATAGAGCAGTTCCTGCGCAAGAACAACGTCAACAAAAAGAACTTCACCTTCGATGCCAACGGACTCGGCGTGTGGCTCTCTTCGTCCACCGCGTTCAAGTTCTCCCATCCGTTCAACAACAAGAGTGCTGCATCCGACCCTCGGCTTTGGAACAATCTCAAGTCGGAGAGTGCCGAGAAATGGGTCAAGGAGGTCAAGCAAGGTATGTGGAGCATAGAGCAGTCGCTCCTGTCGCGCAAGTTCACCGACAAGAAAGGACACACCTTCACCCTCCAGCAGAGGCTCGACGAGGAAAGGATGGCACTCAAGCGCAAGGACGATACGGGTGCGAGATTCGAGATAATAGACAAGAAGCAGATGAAGCTGGAGGTCGGACACTCCCCCGACTTCATCGAAGCCCTCATAATGTTCCAACCCCTATTCCAAGTTCACCAATCCCCCATCAGGCGCGGATTCTCAATGTGGTCATAAACCCTTACAGATATGCTGACAGTAGAACAAATCCTTCAGAAAGAGCCGTTCGTGCGAATGATTCCAGGAGTGGACGGCCTCCCACTTGCGGACGTGGATTATACCAAGGTCTCGCAAGCCGAGTTCTTGCGCGAGTACAACCCCTCCTCGCACAAGATAAACTCGCTCATATACTACCCCAACCTCTTGTTCATCGACGAATCGTCCAAGAAGCGCGAGGCGAAAATCCGTTCTCGCGTGGCGGTCGCGTGGCAGAGGAGAATCCATACCAAGAGGGTGGTCGCACTCACGGGCTACGAGCCTGACATCACCTCCTCGCGTTCCAAGTCCGATGAGAGGTCGCAGCAACTCCTTGCCGATTTCAAGGAGGGCTGGGCAATCAAGGGGATGGACAATGCCGTCCACCTCGCCATCAGCGCAGACCTCAAAGTCGGAGACGTGGCCATCTGCGGTTACAAGTCACAAGGCGAGTTCGGCTACCGCATCTTCTCCTATGACAAAGGAGATACCCTATATCCGCACTTCGACCCTATGACGGGAGAACTCGACACCTTCGGACGCACGTTCACAAGGCTCGTTCCCAACCCCGAATCGGAGGACTTCGAGCGTCTGACGTTCCTTGACGTGTGGGACAAGCAGAACTACATTCAGTACCGCAGTGTCGCATCTTGGGAGGATGCTGCAAAGATGGGCATCGGCTGGGTCGTGTCCGTTGGTATCCGCAAGCACAACTTCGGCTTCTGCCCCGTGGCATACCACCGCTACGGAGAGCCGTGCTGGTCGGGCAGTCAGTCGCTCATAGAGCAGCACGAACTTGCGATGTCGCAGCTTGCCGAGAACAACGCGCAGTACGCCCTCCGTATCCTCTACGCACTCGGAGCGGAGTTCGAGATGGAAGGAAGCACCGACGGCACACCGAGGCAGATTAACTCCACTGACCCCAACGCAAAGGTCGGCTTCCTTGAGCCTGCCGATTCAAGCGGCTCGTTCGACTTGCAGATAAGCAAACTTGAGAAGGAGATTATGAGGTGTTCCTTCGCCGTGGAGAGTCCCGAACTCAAGTCGGGTGCTGACATCTCGTCCCTCACGGTCAAGACCCTTATGCAAGACTCCTATCTCAAGGCACTCGACGATGCTTGCGAGTATCAAGGCTTCCTCAATACCGTTGTCAAGATATTCATCGAAGGCTACGGCACAGAGGTGGAGAAGAGGCAGCAGTTCGCGGAACTCAATATCAAGGTGGAACTCCAGCCGTGGACATTTATGGCAGAAACCGAAATCGTCAACACCGTTGTTCAGCTTTGCTCCATCGGTGTCCTCTCCAAGCAGTCCGCTACGGAGTACATCTACGAGAAACTCGGTCTTGGAAGCCTTGACGAAGCCAAGCGGTTGCTTCAGCAGGAACACGATGAACTTGTAGGCGAGATGCAGGTGCAGACTGTAAGGCAGACCGCCAACCCCGTCAACGAGGCTCGTAACACCGCATCGTAATGACCATAGACGAAGTAACAAAAGTCCTCACGGGCATCAAGGGGCGTGTCACGTCCGAGACGCTGGAGACCATAAGGAAGATACTCATCCTATGCCAAGAGTATTCGTTCCTTGGGGAGAAATTCACCTTCAACGCAAGCAAGGACTTGTCGGATGAAGTCAACAACCTCCTTATCCAACTCTCGGACGCGATGCTATCCGAAGCTGACCGCAGGACGCTCAAGACGATAGACAATGACGATGACAATGACACGGTACTCGCGTGGATACACCGTGAGTACAACGGGGAAACCAACGAAGAGAGGATGGACAAACACGCAAGTGCGCTCCGGTTTCTCCTCGAAGGCTACCTCGCAGTATCCTTTGCCAACAAGCTCACTAACTCTCACATCATCGGAGACGTACTGCGTTACCTATCCAATCCCTACGGATGGGAGCCGATGAAAGAGGCGTTCGAGCACCCAGAGAGGTGGGCAAGCGAGATTATCCAAACACGAGGATTCCACTTCGGACGCGGTAACGATACCAACCCCATCAACGCTATGGCGAATATGGTACAGTACCAAGTCCTTGACGGGTATCATCACGGGGTCTTGCTCGACTACCAGCGCGACACCGACATCATCGGGTACAATGTGCATCGCGGAAGCGACTACGACTGTGAAACGTGCGATGAGGTTGTGGCAGGAGGGCCTTACTCACCATACGACCAAGTGCTGCCAGTACACCCTCGTTGTATGTGCTATACCACGCCCGTAAGGGCATCAGAACTCTAACCAACACAACATATATGGAACAGAAAGAATTTATCAAGAGACTTGCGATTTGGACTGCCGTAGTCACTGCGGTCATCATCGCCATCATCGGACTTTGCTTCGGCAAGGTCATCGAAGGCAACTTGCTTGCCGAGGTCACAAAGTGGATTGTGATGGGAATCGTCA